ACTTGTTATCAGAATAAATGAGTCCATTTAATTCTGTTGTATTCTTATAACTGCTATTTTTACTATGTTCTAGTGTTAATTCTGCAATAATCATTTTCTCTTCTTTTTTCATAAGTTCTACCGCTGTATCTTCATCGGCATATTTCAATCCTACCTCTTCTTGTGTAGTTGAAAGTTCATTAGGGTTAAAATCTAGTGAATAAATATCAGTCGCCATTTTGTTCAAATTCCTTATCTGCAATTTTTTGATCTAGTTCTTTTTGAAATTCATCGTTAAGCTGTCTGTGTTGGTGTGCTTGTGTATGACAATGACGACAAACTGGAAACAAATTGCTTGGTACATTGTATGAGTTTTTTTTACTACCACCCATACCTTTTGATTTTAAATGATGGATTTCTACCGCTGGTCTTTGGTAGCAACCCCAACACTGGGGGGTATCTACAACAGATAACCCCCAATAGTCGTAAAATATCTTTCGGTAATTTTTAGATATCTTTAAGGTTTTCATTAAATGCTTTCACTGCATTTTTTGTAAGAGCCGCAATATCATGTACTTGAAAATGCCCACTACCCATTGATCGACCAACAACACCAGTGACAAAGATGTCCATTCTCTGTCTTGTTTGAGCATCATTTGCTTTTGGTGCTGGTGGTGTATATTGATAATTAGGATTTGATTGAGTTACAACAGAGTTTCCAGTTGGCAAATTATCATCAAGTGTATGATTATCAGCAATAGCAACATCTTTGACATTAGTATATGGATTGCCGCCTTTTGATGTTTTGACATTTACAACAGTGAAATTTATTGCATCGCCAGACTGAGGCATAGGGTTTAAAACTTTCCCTCTTGCATATAACCTAGTGCCATCGACTAAATCTATTGCGTAATTTGGTTTACCATCTTCGCTATTGTCAAAGACTTTATCAACTATATTAGACATTGTAGTTTCCTTTCTATTATTATTATTTATTTAATACAGAGTACCCTCGACCCTCTAAGCAATTATTAACTAAATCCTGTTTAGTTTGTAGCTTAGGCGATAGCCAAAGAACTCTCCATCTTAGTTTGTTATACACTACCTTTGATGTATCTACAAAATCATTAGTATTATCATCAACAATACTAA